TAGGTCTGATCCACATTATCGGGGGATATGCCCGTGCTGGAACCAGTCTAATCCGACAGCTAGTGGACGCGGGTACGCTGGCTAACTTGCCGGGGGGTCTGAAAACCCGAGACTTGCGAGTACGCGGTGACGATACTCCGATTGCCCCCGGTGAGTGGAAAGACGTAGATGTTACGGCAGGGTCGCTTCGTGAGAACTTGATGCCCTTGCCTTACAAGGAGCCGAGTCAAACCCTGCTAGCGCTTTTAGATAAAATTACAAACGAAGGTCGTAGGCTGGGCGCGATTTCTGACATCGACATCTCCGATATGTCAGCTAACGCACCTGTGGGTACAACGTTGGCTCTGCTGGAGCGCACTCTGAAGCCAATGACAGCGGTGCAGTCTCGTGTTCATTACGCGATGAAGCAGGAGTTCCGTCTGTTAAAGGACATCATCGCCAAGGACGATATGGCGAGTTATGTCTATGACCCCGCTACTGGAAAACAAAACTCTCGGGGCAGTGATTATAGGATGATTGACGTAATCCCCGTCAGTGATCCCAACAGCGCAACTATGGCGCAGAAGGTTGTCCAGTATCAGGCCGTCATGCAAATGGCACAGGCCGCGCCTCAGATTTACGACTTGCCTCAGTTGCACCGTCAGATGATTGATGTGATTGGCATAAAGAACGCTGACAAGATCATTCCGCTGTCAGAAGACCAGTCACCTCGCGATCCTGTTAGTGAGAATATGGCAGCATTGATAGGTAAGCCGATGAAGGCGTTTATCTATCAAGATCACGATGCTCATATTGCGACCCACGTTTCCATGATGCAGAACCCGCAAATCATGCAAGCTATTGGACAGAACCCAATGACCCCTCAGATTATGTCTTCATTGCAAGCACATATTGCCGAGCACGTTGCGTTCAAGTACCGCGCTGATATTGAGGTCAAGGCGGGCGTCGAGTTGCCGCCACCAGATGCCGAGTTGCCTGAAGAAATCGAACTTCAGCTTTCTCGTTTGTTGGCTACCTCGTCTTCTCAGGTCACGGCGCAGAAGCAACAGGAACAGATGGCTATGCAGAATCAAGCCAAGCAGCGTGACCCTCTTGTTCAGTTGCAGCAGCAAGAAGCCGCTCGCAAGGACCGAGAACAAGCGCTCAAAGAGCAGAAGCAGCGAGATGATATGGCGCTCAAAGTTCGTGAGCTTGAGCGTAAGGAGACCGCAGATCAGGTTAAGTCAATTACCGAACAGCAGCGTCTTGAGCTTGAGCAGGAGAAAATAGCCCTTGAGTATCAGCTTGAGCAAGATCAACTGCAATCTGATAACGAGTTTGAAGCAGCAAGGCTTCGTTTACAACAAATCCAATCACAACTAGGAACAGCACCCGATGCCTAAAACCGTTTTTGACGTTCTTACCGAAAGCTACCAAAGACAAATTGAGGTGCTTACGGGCGCTTTAGCCCGTGGCTCGGCTAAGAATTATGAAGAATACAAAGAAACCTGCGGCTCCATACGAGGTCTGGAGTACGCGATAAAGGAAATCGAAGACCTCTCGCGAAACTATGAGGACTCAATAGATGAGTGAGCCGATTCAGTTGGAATTGAACCTAGAGCCTAAACCGCAGGAAGCAGTGCTTGAAGCTGATATACCTACGCCAGTGGGTTATCACGTTTTGATTGCCATGCCCGAGGTAGAAGAAACGTTTGCCAGTGGCATTGTTAAGTCAAACCAAACTATTCATCAGGAGTCCATCCTGTCCATGGTAGGTCTTGTTGTTGATATGGGAGGCGAGGCATACAGCGATACTTCTCGTTTTCCCAATGGCCCTTGGTGCAAAGTGGGTGATTACGTCATGTTCCGTTCTAGCTCTGGAACCCGATTTAAGGTTAAGGGCAAGGAATTTCGACTTATGAATGACGACAGCATTGAAGCTGTAGTTGAAAACCCACAAGCTGTCACTAACATTTGAGGAACTTATCATGGCTTTTGAAGAAGTTAAGTACAACTTCCCGCATGAAGCGAAGGAAAACGAAGACAGCGTTGAGATTGAATTAGAACCATCTAGCGCTGAAACCATTGATTTAAAGCAACCTAAAGCAAAACCAGAGGTTGTAAAAGAGGAAGAATATGAGATTGTTGACGATACGCCCCCTGAAGACCGGGGCCGTAAACCGTCAACACCTCCAGAAGAAGTTACTGACGATGAGTTGGAAAACTACTCTGAGAAGGTAGCTAATCGCATTAAGCACTTTAGTAAGGGTTACCACGATGAACGCAGGGCAAAAGAAGAAGCTCAGCGTGAACGGCAAGAGCTTGAACGGTATGCAAGAAAGTTGGTTGAGGAAAACCAGACCTTAAAAACGTCTGTTACCAAAAGCCGCGCTGCTATTGTGCAGCAGGTTCAGCGTATGCTGACACAAGAAATTGATGTCGCTAAGAGGAACTACGCGGCTGCATACGAAAGCGGCAACACTGAGCAGTTGTTAGAAGCTGAAGAAGCTCTTTCAAAAGCTCGTCTTCGCCAAAGTAAGGTTGACGCCATTAAACCTTCTTTACAAAAAGAAGATAATGTGGTAGAAAGTAAACAATCGTCCGAGCCTGCACAACAACCGGCTCGTGATCCTAGAGCAGACCAGTGGGCAAGTGAAAATCCTTGGTTTGGTCAGGACGACGAAATGACAAGCTTCGCGCTGGGTCTGCACCAAAAGCTCCTTAAACAAGGAGTCGATCCGAAAAGCGAAGCTTACTATGAGAATATCAATTCTCGTATGCGTGAGGTCTTTCCTGCTAATTTTGGGGAACAACAGGAAGAGCCTAAAAAGAAGTCAAGTAACGTTGCACCGGCTACTCGTAGCCGCGCTCCCAGTAAAGTTACTTTGACTAAGAGCCAAGTGGCAATTGCCAAAAAGCTTGGAGTGCCCCTAGATATATACGCCAGACAGGTTGCAGATGAAATGAGGAAGTCGAACAATGGGTGAAACAACACGGCAAAATCGTAACTCTCGCCAAACTGAATCGCGAGAAGCTGAGACTCGTAAACAAGCATGGAGGCGACCAGAGGTATTACCTACCCCTGATCCGCAAGATGGTTGGGAGTTTCATTGGGTCCGTGTTAGCACTAACGGTCAACCCGATCCGACTAACATTTCAGCCAAACTTCGTGAAGGTTGGACACCTGTTAAGGCTGACGACCATCCCGAACTGGAGATTTTTACTGGCGGTGTTGTTGAGAACTCTAGGTTCAAAGATAACGTTGTTATGGGTGGCTTAATGCTATGCAAAGCTCCAGTTGAGATGGTTAGAGAGCGAACTGATTATTACGATAATCAGACCAAAGCTCAAATTGAATCTGTAGACAACAATTTAATGCGCGAAAATGACGCTCGTATGCCTTTGTTTAATGAAAGGAAGAGCAAGGTCACTTTCGGGTCTGGGAACTAATAGGAGTCTAAAATGGCTTATCCCGCTATCGAAGCCCCTTCTGGGCTTGTACCGGTAAACCGTACTGACGGTATGCCGTATGCTGGCGCAATGCGTCAGTATAAAATTGCTAGTGGTTACAACACATCTATCTTTAACGGAGATGCTGTTACCATTGGTACTGGTGGTACGATTGAGCGCGAACCCGCTGACGCAGCAATGAGTCCAGTGGGCGTGTTTATGGGTTGTTCTTACACTGATCCTGTACTTAAGTACACGATTCATAGTCAGTACTATCCCGCCAGCACTGTAGCTGACGACATCGTAGCTTACGTTGTCTCTGACCCTAATGTTGTGATGAAAGTAGCTGTTGTTTCCACGGGAACCACTATTAGTTCTTACGCACAGTCTGATCTGATGGGAAATGCTGCTCTTGTCGATAACGCAGGTGATACGGCTACGGGCAAATCCGCCATTGCTGTATCTGAAACTACTGCCACTGGTGCCACCTTGCCCGTTAAGGTTATCGGTCTTGTTGAAGAGACTAAAAACTCTTCTGGGGGCTATACCGAAGCGTTGGTTAAGTGGAACGCTGGTCATCAGTTCGTATCAACTACCGGCCAAGCGTAAGGAGTAACTAACAATGGCAATTTCCCGCGCACAACTACTGAAGGAACTCCTGCCGGGGCTTAACGCTCTGTTTGGCATGGAGTATTCAAAGTACGAAGAAGAGCACAAGCAAATGTTTGAGACCGAATCTTCGGATCGCTCATTTGAAGAAGAAACCAAGCTGTCCGGTTTCTCCGCTGCTCCCGTCAAGGACGAAGGTGCCGCTATTGAGTATGACAATGCTCAAGAAGCGTGGACCGCTCGTTACGTGCATGAGACCGTGGCTATGGGTTTCTCAATTACTGAGGAAGCCATGGAAGATAACCTGTATGACTCACTGTCTGCTCGTTATACCAAGGCACTTGCACGAGCCATGGCTTACACCAAGCAAGTTAAAGCTGCTTCAATTCTGAACAACGCTTTTTCTGGTGTGAACTACGGTGACGGCACTACTTTGTGCTCAACTGCTCACCCGCTTGTAAGCGGTGGCACCAACTCAAACCGACCTACAGTCGCTGCTGATCTTAACGAGACTTCTCTTGAAGCCGCCGTTATCCAGATTTCC